TGAGTTAGGTGTAAAGTCAATATGAACTTTATTATCTTCTCCTACACGAACCCAAGAATAAGCAAGTTTACCAATATCTTGCATTACTTTTCTTAATGTATCTTCACTATCATACTGATTGCTTGATATAACAAAATTATAATTCGTAAAGTTAGTTGTATATAATTGAACACCAGCTTGTTTACAAACATATTGTGCTAACCATAAAGCTGTTACAGTTTCTTCATCAGCAATCTTTTGATTAAATGATTTTGTGTAAGTTGCATCAGTATAATCTCCGTTAAAAATTGTATTAAACTTTTTTGTATAATCGGCAGACTCAAATTTGTATTCTCCTGTTGTGTCTGCTTTTTCAACTTTTGTTACTAAAAAATTACCATAGTTATACCACGTTGTTTTATTATCTAAACCGTTAACTATACCTAATTGTAAATTGATTTCAGTATCTTCTAAAATTACATCTTCGGAGATGTCTTGAAGATTACCGTCAAATATTCTTTCAACGAATTGTCCAATAAAACCATTATTAGGAACATAACGATAATCTTCATAAGTCCAATCTACAATATGGTCATCTTCTGTAAATACTGTATTAGTACCTACAATTGTTATCTTTGATAATACAGTATAACCATTTTCTTTTAATGCTTGTTTATCTATATTTCTATATTGCATTTCTTCATCTCCTTTTAAATTAATGTCCTATTAATTCAAAACTCTCCATTTTAATCATTCTTTGACCACCCAAATTAACTGGGCTATATTCAAAGTCAGTGTGATAATACGTATCAGTTATATAACTATCAGTTGTATCATCATATGCTTGAACGGTTAAATACATACCATGTTTACCAGAGTCACTGTGTAAAGCTCTCCAGTAAGTTCTAAATTGCTCAGGAGTCATAGGTGGAAATTCCACCCAAATTTTACTTCTATCGTGAGGTAAAACTTTAGTACTTAACTTACCACTAGCCAATACTTCTGATTTACCTACTTGAACTAATTTAGGTGCAAATTTCCATTTATCCTTTAAGGGAGAGGGATTTGTAAAATTACAATTCCCTATTTTCATATAATATCCATTAAATGCCATATTTTAACCTCCTATATCTTGATAACAGCTGTTCCATAACGTTCAGCTTGTCTATTTTGATATTGTCCTTGACCTTCGTAAATCTTTTCATTTCCAATATAAACTTGGGTAATCCCTGGTTGTCTATTAGTTTCTAAATTACTCATTCCTTGAATAATAGCGTTTGTCAAAGCACTTACCATTTGGTCTTGATTTGCTACAGCAGTTCTATTACCTAAAGATGTAATATATTCAGCGTTTCCATTTTCATTCGCAAAGAATAAATCACCACTTGTTGGATAACCACCTTCAGCAAAGAATTTAATATTTATTAATTTAAACGGATTAAAACTTAATTTTCCATCTTTAAATGACAAACCACCGAATGAAGATTTAGTGTTATTTAAAATATCACTAATACCGTCTCCCCATTTATTACTAAAACTTTTTAAAGTTTTTAGAATACTATTAAATGATGAAGCAACCTTGTTGTTTTCAAAATTTAATTTAAATGGATTTTTATTCAATTCAGCTTGTCCGTCTTTTGTTAAATCACTTATAGCTGTTTTTACATCACCTTTTTTGGAGAAAATACCTTGAGCAAGTGTTGATACAAATGCAAAAGCACTGTTACCACCAATAGCACCAAAACCTCTTTTAGTAGATACGCTAGGTGACGAACTTGGTGTTGGTGATACACCTGCTTCTTCAGCTGTTGCATTTACAACACCTTGTGTAGCATTTTTAACATCTTCTTTTTTACTATTAAGACCATCAATATATTCTTTTGTATATGTAGCAGATGAATTTTTACCAGCTTCTTTTAGTAATGTATAAACACCACTTATTGGATTTTTAATCATTTTATTTAATGCTGCTTCATATTCAGGTGTTCCTTTTTCAAAACCTGTTATTAATTCACCAAGTAATGCTTCATCAAATGTAACACCCATTCTTTCAAACATCGCTGCTGTGGCAGGACTTAATTTACCATTAGCATCTTTAATACCATCAAAATAATTTTTTAATAAATCATATCCTGATTTTTTAGTATCTACATCTTCTAATTTTCTTATATCTCTCCACATACCATCAAATAAGGTTTCTAATTCTGTTCCAGAGTCAGCACCAGCCTGAGATATTTGTGCCATTATTGTTAGCATATAGTTTTTATATGTAGCTTCTAATGTTTCAGTATCTGTTTTAAAACCTTCCATAGCTTTTTGACGTTCTGTTTGAAGTGTTGATATATGTTTTTCATATTCTTCAACAGCTTTTTTATTTTTCTTAACTTGTTCTGGTGTTAAATCACCTTCTTGTATTTTCTTATTGATAGTATCAATTCTACGTTGAGTTTGTGTTATTTCACTATCAACATATTCTTCATATGCTTTTTTATTGTCTTCTATTTTTTGTTTTGTCTCATCATAACTTTTACCCAATTCAGCAACTAAATCATAAACTTTTTGAGGATTTTCTAAGTTTATTTTTTTAGCAGCTTGAGCATATAAATTTGAAAATCCGTCTGAAACACTATCCATAGGGTCAATTATACCAGCGTATGCTCTACCTAGTTTTTCAACTTCAGCATCATATTCTTGTTGTGTTATTTTACCACTTGCTAATTTAATATCTAAATCAGTTAATTGGTCTGAATATTCCGATTGATATAACGCTTGTTTAGTATAATAACCAGAAATATCTTTACTCATTTCTTGATATTTTTCTTTAGTTATTATACCTTGTTTAGTTAAATTTTGTAACACAGTATCATGATATTGAATTTGTGCTGCTTTATTATTATCCACACTAACTTTATAATTCTCATTAGCTTGTTTTAATTTATCAATTGTTTTGTCATCATTTATACCTAAGTTAATTGCTTCATGTAAATCTTGCCAAGATTTTGCAGAATTTTCAACACTTGTTTTACTTTCTTCAAGTTTTTCTTTACTTTCTTCTAATTTGTTTTGATAATCCATTATCGAACCAGTTACATTGTTAAAACTATCTATAACTGTTTGTGTTGAAACACCTATACCATCAAATAGTTTTTCATATGCTATTTTTTGTTCTAATTGTCTTTTCAAATCTTCTGCATTTTTAACTGTTCCATAAATAGCACCAGCGAGTCCAACTACAGCTCCTGCAACTAAACCTACAGGACCTAAGAAAGCACCTGCTGCTAAAGAAGCAGCTGTTACACCTCCTGCTAGTTTAAGGAAACTACCTGTAGCAGTTGTACCTTCATCTCCGAAATGTCTAGTAGCACTAGCAGCTGTAATAAATGACATAGCTAATGAAGTTATACCACCAGCAGTTGTTCCAAGTTTACCAAGTAATTGTTCTAAACGAAGATGAACGGCTTCTATTCCAAGTTTTCCTTGAAATAATGTTTTAATACCCGTACCAAGAGCACTAAAAACTGGTTTTAAATATGTCATAACATTTTTTAAAAGTCCAGGTAATCCTATTCCAGCATCTCTTGCTGCTTTAAAAGCCTGTACAAATTTAATAAGACTATTTACAGCTTTTAGACCTTTAATTGCTAAAAATACACCTAAAACTTTTGCTAATATCTCTCCGAATGTTTTTAAATTCTTTTTAGCTTTTTCAACTTTATCTGATAGTTTATCATTTAAACCTGCTAACATATCATAGCCTGTAATATAAGGTTCTAAATCTCCAAGTAAAGTTGAACTTGGAATACCTCCTCCAACTCCTCCACCTGAAGAACCAGCACTTTCACTTTCAACAACATTTAATTCATCAAATGCCGCTAAGGTTCTATTAACACTTCCTTTAATACTTTTTGCTGCACCTGAAGCACTTTTACTCATATTATTAAAAGTATCCTCAACGGCTGTATCAGCTGTTGTTAAAGAACTGTAATCAATATCTGCTAATTCATATCCTAAAGCAGATGCTAATTTTTTAGCTAAGTCTGTTAAAACTTGTGTTAAAGCCATTACGTAAGGTATTGCTGTCATTACAACAGGTATAAATACACTACCGATAGCTCTACCCAATAATTCAAATTGTTGTTTAAGTACCCTAATAGCATTTTCAGGTGTTACTAATGTTCTACCTAAGTCGCCTTGCATATTTACAGTACTACGCATAATTTGAATATATCTTAAATATGTTTTTTCAGCTTGAGTCATATCAGTAACTAATTTATTGATACCCATTGAATAAGCTAATTCTTGTAAAGATGCTTGTTGCATCGCAATACCTGCTGAAGCAACAGCCCTTGATTGACCTGTCATCGCAGATTGTAGTTTATCATATGCTGATTGAACATCTATATTTAAATATGATGACATATCATATGCTAACTGTGTTAAATTTGTAGACATTATATATGCTGCATCAGAACTAACACCAAGACCTTGTACTAAGTTATATAAAGCACCTGTATATTGCATTATATATTTAGGGTCTAAATATAATGCACTTGATATTTTATTAGCCCATTCACTAGCTTCATCTGCATATTCACCTAGAGCAACAGTATATAAGTTTAATGCTTCTTCATAAGCAGCTGCTTTATCTACAGTATCTGATAAAATATTCCATACTCTACTAAAAGCACCATATAAAATTCTCCAACGAACAGCTGCACCTGCCAACTTTTTCATTATTTCTGTGAATTTACTAGAAGAGTTAGAGGCTTTATCCATACCATTTGATAATTTACCTACATAAACACCTGACTGTTGTGTAGCATTACCAAACTCTTTCATTTGTCTTGCATTTTCAGCTATATTCATTTTAGCAAAACTACCTGCTAATGTTGCAAATTGATTTAAATTACTTTTTGTATATTTGTTAGCACTCACATTATCCATTAAGATACGTAATTTACTCAATTTCGTTTCAGCGTCTGCTAAAAATTTATCAGACACAGAAGGTGATATACTCAAATTTTGTGTTGTTGCTAATTGTTCTTTTAATCTACCAAATTGTTCTAAGGCTGTACTATTAGATAATTTTGTTTGTTTACTTCTACCTCTTGTTGTAGCACTTTCTAATTGTTCTATTTTAGCAACAGTTCTACTTATAGAGTCACCCATTTTATCCATGTTATTAATAACATTTTTACTATTACCAGTTTGGTCGTTAATTGAAACGGTTGTTACTAAATTTGCTATTTCAACATCCTCAAAACGTCTAATATTTAATTTTAAAAAATTCATTGAAGTTTCCCTCCAATCTATTTATTTTTATTTTCTTTATTAAATTTTTTCGCTGTCTCACGTGCCCAATTTTCAAAATAAAGTCTAGCTTTTAGTCTTTCATTTTCTACTTCTTGTTGTTTTTGTTCTTCGGTTTTATATTTATCCATCGTACTCATATATGGTTTTTCAGGATATGGTAGAGGTTTTGTTCCAGATTTAGAAAAGGCATGTAATATAGGAGACACCCTACAGAGTGCATCATATATATACATGCCTTGTATCCAAAACTCTTCGTCTTTTCGTTTAAGTTGAATATCATTTGCTTCACGATATATGGGCTATGGAATGTCTTACGATAAAACTTTGCTCTCCACGGTTCACCGTGCCAAAATTCATCGTAAGACATTCCATAGCCCATATATATAGGACATAATTCTTCAAAGACTTGTGTAAGGGAAATAGACTCTACCCTTGACTTTTCTCTGTTTTCTTCGGAGTCAAGTCTACTAGTTCCCAAGTCACGTTTCCCGAATTTTCTTCTGGGTCTAATAGTAATGAGTCATAACAATCACTTATCATATTAGATAAAGCTGTTATTAAAGCATTTCTATTTTTCAAACTAGCATAAATTTCGTCTATGGTAGTTTGTTTTGTTTTAGGATGATTTTTTATAAAAGCTCCTGTAAATACTAATTCAACATTAGTCATTGGCTTTTCTAAAAACTCTTCCAATTTGAAACCAGCAGCCTCGAGCATTTTAACTGACATTCTGTCATATTCTAAAATATACTCTTGACCGTCATATGTTAGTTTAATTTGTTTATTCATAATATTCTCCTTCTTCATTTGTTATTTATTATTGAGTTGGTTTTGCATAACTTGCTGGAGCGTTTGTTGGTGTAATATAGTTAGTAATTTCTAGTACTGAACTTACACTAGTTTCAGGTAATCCCATAGCAGAAGGATTTCCTGTAAAGTAGAATGAGTTAGTTAAACCAGGAATTACAATTGTGAACCAAGTAGCTTTTCCAGCTGCTTTTGCAGTTTCATAAGCAGTCATTAATGTAGACCATTGTGTGATTAATTCTTCAGTTAAGTTAAATGTAAATTCAAGTGCTCCACCTAAATCTTTTAATCCATCAATATAAGTTTTATATTCAGTTTCATCAAGAGTTGTAGTTTCTAGTGTTTCTGGAGATGGGTTCAAACTTGGTGTAGATTTTGCACCAGTTAAACGAGTATAACCAGCAGTTGGTCTAGTTCCAGCAGTTTCTTCTACAGCATAAGCAAGATAAATACCAGCAGTTGATAAATTTATAGCTGTACCAAATCTTTTAATATTTAATTTCATCTTAATTCCTCCTATAAATAGTATGTGTATCTATGTCAATGCGACCTACATATCGCATATAACCTATTCTGACGTTTTCGTCATCGTGTTTTGTTGTAATAGGTGTATTACCTAATCTTTTCAATGCGTGGTATTTTTCACCTCGCATATAATCTCTGATTTTTGTTATTATATGTCTAACATTATCTATTGCACTTCTTTCAGGAGTATCTTCAGCAAGTACAATAATTTGATAAGATACATTTATGATGTGTTCTTGTAAATCATAAAATTGACTAACAGCTGAGTTTTCAATTTCATATATTAAAACCATAGGATAACTTACTTTTGGAAAATCATCATATGTTGCTTTAACAACTATATTTGGATAATCTGTCGAAAGTAATTCATAAAGGTCATCTCTCAATTGAAATTGTAAAGTTTCATCATCTTCAACCATTTAATCACCTCATTTATTATTAACTATTTTGATTAAATCTCGTAAGAATACATTTTTAATAACTGTACTACTAAATGGTGTTGTGTCTGATAATAAATCTTCAACTCCACCATACATAAATTGACCTGATGGAACACCTGATGAATTTACCCATCCATCTTTAGAATTATAAGTCCAATAATGTGTTCCACTTTTTGATGTTTTAATATATGCACCTGAATTATAATCATTTAATCCGTAAGAACTTTTATTTGGATGAGGAAATAATAAACCAGCATCACCTGTACCAAATTCATCATATATTAACTGTTTTCCTCGACCTACAACATTATAAGAATATTCATCTCTTGGTTCTATAATAAACACAGTATCAGAACGGTCTTGATGGTCTCTTGATAAAGAGGATACAAATTGATTATATCTATTTTCAATAAACATATGTAATTGATTTGCCTCATATTTTCCAAGATTTTTACTTCCTGTTGAAAGACTATCCAAACCTCTTCTCATTTTTGTTTTCATAGCACCTAATGATTTTCTTAAATTTGTATTATTAGTAGATTGTGTTGTTGCCATTTTTACCACTTAATTTCTGTAACCACACAGTACATTCATTTAATGTTGTGATTGGGTCTTTATACACTTGATAGTCTGCTGTTGTACAAAATTCATCGTGTTCTTCAGGTGGTGTAACAAACAAGTATAATTTGTCACCAGTATGATAATAATCAGCGTGGTCAGCACTTGTTCTTATTCTAGCGTAGTTGAATAACTCTAAACCTATATTCATAAATTCACCATCAGTATTTGTTACATTCCAGTTTTCATATAATTCTATAGGTTCGTGAAATTTTCTTCTACCGTTATCTTCATATGCCTTACATAAATATAATTTTCTTTTGGCTTTTTTA